GGCATACCCAGAACAACAATATACCGTTACAGGTAGAGGACCTAATTATCCAAATGCAGAAACTGTTGCAGGAACTGTAATTTTAGCAAAAGATGCAAATGGAAATTTAGCATTTGTATCAGCATCACAATTACAAACAACAATGGATGGTGCAGGATTGGCAACTGATACTGATATTTCGGCATCAAATGCGGCAAGAGTATCATTGAGTGGTAGTATTGCAACTAAAATGGCAAATACTGGATTCGTATATGTAACAGGTTCGGCAGCTGCTGCATGGAACGATGCATCTGCATCTGCGGCAGGAGTTCCTGTTGGGAGTTTATATCATTCACAAGGTGCAGTAAAAGTTAGATTAGTATAATAAAACTAAAAACATTTATTAAAAGGGCAAGTAGAAATACTTTCCCTTTTTTGGTTTCTAATGTATTAGTTTGATACTTATAGTAAATAAATTTACACTAAATGGCATATCCTGAATCACAATACAATAATTTCCAAAAAGCAAAAACATTAAATAATTATGGTTTAGATGCTACTGACCATATTCTGACAAAGCAAGAAGATGGTAGATTAGGTTATTTATCAGCAGGTATATTCGCAACAACTGGTTCAAACACATTTACAGGAGATATTACTATAAATGGTGATATTCATGCAAATCAATTCATAGTAACAACATCATCGGTAAATCATTATACGGCATCTACTAATTTTGGATTAGATGCAGGTGATACTCACACATTTACCGGTTCAGTTAGAATTACCGGTTCATTGAATACTATTGGAAATTCAACAATCACTGGTTCATTTTTAGTAAGTGGTTCAACTACTCAAATTGGAAACAATACATTATTAGGTAATACTTACCTATATGGTAATATAGATGTAAGTGGTTCAACTAATTTCCACAACCACACAATTACAATGACAGGTTCAATGTTTACAAGTGGTTCACAAACTATTACGGGTTCATTGGATATAAATGGGAATATAAACATAGCAAGTGGTTCTGCATTTTATAGAGCAGGTAATAAACTATTTAATTATGGACAATGGATTGATACTACAATACAAAGTGGAAGTATAAATTCCGTTCAAGCGATGAAATTTAATCAAACACAATATCAAAACGGAATTAGCATTGTTAGTGGTAGTAGAATTAAAGTAGATAATACTGGATTGTATAATTTACAATTTAGTTCACAATTTGATAATGCAGATAACACAAACGTGACTGTTCATATTTGGTTTGCAATAACAGGTTCAGCAGTTGCAAATTCGGCAACACAATTGGATATAAACAAAGCACAAGCGGGTAATTTGGGTAAAATTGTAGCAGCTTGGAATTTTATGACAGAATTATCTGCATCAAACTATATTGAGTTGATGTGGAGTTCAAATTCGGCAGCAGTTACAATGTATGGAACTGGTTCAAATTCAATTAGACCAGGTATTCCATCAGTAATTGCAACTATGACACAGATAGCTTAACACTTCTTTTTTTATTCTTATATTTATATGTAAATATAATTGGAATAATATGTCTTTAAACTTAAAATGGCCAGGTAGTGGTTCAGCAATTGTAGAATTTTCAGGCTCAACAACATCATCATTAGGATTAACTCCTTTTGGAATATATGATTTAGATACCGATTTCTATGTAGATGCGCCAAAAACGGCTGTGTGGTGTGCAAAACGATTGGGATACCCTATTGTAGATGTTGAAATGATTGATGAGCAATTTTATGCTTGTTTTGAAGAATCGGTATCTGAATATTCTGCACAAGTAAACCAATTTAACCTTAGAAACAATTTGGATATCTTAAAAGGTACTCCAAAAACAGCTAGAAATAATTATTCACAAACTTTAGTTGATGGTTCGTTTTTACCTACAACAGTTCGTATGTCCCAACAATATGGTACAATGGCTGGAGTTGGTGGTAATACATCCATTAAAAAAGCATACATTGAATTGACTCCGGGTCAACAAAAATATGATTTGATGAGTGCATCCATTGATATCGAAAGTTCATCATCATTTGTCGATATATTTAGTGGCTCATCTACAATAGATGTAATGAAAGTTTATTATGAAGCAACTCCTGCTATTCAAAGATTTTTTGACCCGTATTCGGTTGGTGGGCAAGGTACATTAAATTTAATGGATGAGATGGGGTTTGGGTCATATTCACCAGCAGCACAATTCTTATTAATGCCATTATATGAAGATGTATTAAGAATTCAAGCTATCGAATTAAATGACCACATCCGTAAATCACATCATACATTTAATATAGTTGATAATAAAATTGAAGTATTTCCATTACCAAGAGCTGGATTTGGTCCTACAAGATTGTATTTTGATTATATGAGTAGAGATGAATTTGAGCACGATTCTCAAATAATCCAAGCAGATTCACTTTCCGATTATTCCGATATTCCATATAACTTTATTCAATATTCCAATATAAACGATGTTGGTAAACAGTGGATTAGAAAATATACATTAGCTCTTTCAAAAGAACTATTGGGCGCTATTAGAGAAAAATACAACTCAATTCCTATTCCAGATGGCGAAGTATCATTGGATGGTGCGGCATTGAGAGCAGAAGCGCAAGTTGAAAAAGATACATTGATTACTCAATTAAGAGAAAATTTAGAAGAATTGAGTAGAAAAAATGTTATGGAAAATAAAACGCATGAATCAAATCATCAGCAAGAAATGTTGAGAAAAGTACCTTTAAAATTATATGTAGGATAACATGCCAAAATTTATTTCAAATAGAGATGTAACTTTTTTCAAAGGAATAGCTAGAGAATTAGTAGATGAAGTTATACAAAATACAATTGTTTTATTTAAAATAAATTTAAATGAAACTAAAGTAAATATATACGGAGAATCTTCTAATAAGACTTGGTATCCCGGTGTAGAGGTATATGCTTTAATAGCAAAAGATGCAGAAACTGCACGTTATGAAGGATTCGGAGCCGATACAGACCAAAATGTAACGTTTAAATTGGATAGGTGGATGTTAGAAGAGAAAGGAATATATCCTGAAATTGGTGATATAATTAGTTGGAACGAAGGGTATTTCGAAATAGATAATACAAATGAAATACAATTGGTGGGCGGACAATCATATAACAACTTCAGCGTAGTTTGTAGTACATTTATGGTATCTAAATCTAATCTTAATATAGAAGAAAGAATTAAATAATTATGGCAATAAATCCATTAAAGCAGGGGCCAAATAGAGCAAATGAAATAAAATCTACAAAGGGTGATGTTAAAAAAAGCGTTACACTCTTTGATATAGATTATGCGATGATGACATATTTGGAAGATGTTGTATTACCGCCATTGGAAGATGGTAATGGTAAGGCTATAAAAATACCTGTAATATATGGTAATTCTGAAAGATGGAAAGGTTCTAGAAGAGATGGTGTTTATAGAGATACGCATGGTAAAGTACAATTACCATTGATGATGCTTAGAAGAACATCTATTGCAAAAGATGATACAATGCCAATGTTAAATAGACACGTATCGTATCCATCGGTGACAAAATATTCAAAAGATAATAGATACGATAGATTTACAGCTTTAGGTGGTATCGTTAAACCAAAGTTAGAAATCTATAATATAACGATGCCCGAATATGTAGAATTGAATTATGAATGCATGTGTTGGACATCGTTTACAGAACAATTAAATGTTGTAATTGAGGCATTAAATTATACATCACAATATTGGGGAGATAAAGATAAATTTAAATTCAGAACACAAATTTCAGATTATAATGTAATAAATGAAGTTGGTGAGGGAGCTGAAAGAATTAATAGAGTAGAATTTACTTTAGTAGTTAAGGCTTATTTATTGCCCGAAAAATTCGATGGTGAATCGACTACTAAAAAATCATTATCTACAAAAAGAGTTGTTATGTCAACTGAAGTTGATATTACAAGTGGTAATGGTAGATTGGAAGGTTTATTAACAACGCCATCGCCTTATTATGATAATAAAGATTTAATTGATTTTCTTTCTTTAAATAATAGTAAAATTGGTAATCCAATTGCAAATAATACTATAACGTTTAGTGGTATAAAACTTATAAAGGCACCTACACAATTAGAATCAGTAGTTAGTGCTGGCATTACGGCGGCTGGAAATTCATATGATGTAAAAGTTTATATAAACGGAGCAAGATATTATCAAACTTCACATTTCACAGTTGGTATCACATTAAACTCTTTAACTATTAATTTTATTGAAGCTAATTTAGGATTTGTAGTAGATTCGGGTGATGAAATCATTATAACAGGTAAATTCATTGATATCGTATAATGAAACGAACTTTATTAGATATAACTCAAAAATTATTTAGAAAAAAATTATCAACTACATTGGCCCCAATCAATTTAGATGATAATACTTATTATATTTTTCAAGCAACGGGGTATAGATTTGTTTCTGTATTACGTGAAATTGAATTAAGAAAATCTCAAGATAGAATATTAGTTACAATAAATACTCAAAGTATATCTCCGAGAGATTATGTAGTAGAGGAATCTTCAAACGGGTTATTGTTTAAATTTATTAAAAATAAATTTGAATTCGAATTAGATTCGGATGATTATATTGAAATACATGGAGATATAGAAAAATATGCTTAAACAATTTTCATCAAACACTAAAAAATTAAATAGGATTATACCAAAAATAAATCCAAACAACTTAGTGTCTACTGATTTGACGGGGAGTTTATTAAACATTGAAATACCTACAAACACAAAATTTGATTCGAATACTAAATTAAATCCAAATCCTACAAAATTAATAAATAATAAAAATAAAGTATCAGATTTTCATAATGAAATTTTACAATTTAGTGCACGAAAACTTTCTAGAAATGTAGATGAATTTGATAATGTAAATAATACATTAACTATTCGTAATGTTCATACCGATTATGGAACTGAAGGTGCATCGGTTGATAATTTTGAAATTTTAGTATTTGGATTGCATATTCCCGGCGATTATACAATTAGGGATATTGGAAATGATGTAGTTATAAAATTAAATGATGAATACATTGATTTCGATAATGTAACTATACATGATATTTATGTTATAGGTAAATTGATAGAAATACCAATCGCTTCGGAAGATGGATATAATTTAACAACTGAAGATGGTTTAGATATAATAATATAATAAATGGCAAACGTAAGAAAAAGGATATCAGAGTTAACAGCATTAAGTTCGGCATCATTGGATACCACAATAGTTGGTGTCGATAATGGAACTACTTACAAAATAGAATTGGATGTTCTTGCAGATGCGGTAACTAATAGAGTAAATACATTAGATAGAGATAGATTAGGATTTTTGGAATCCGTAACATCTTCGTTTGAAACCAAAGGTAGAAACGTTGTATCGGGTTCATCTCAATTGACATCATCATATGATAGTAGATATGTGATTAGTGGAAGTATTACTCAAACAACTTGGGATAATATTGTAAACAAACCAAATGGTATAGTTTCTCAATCTACGGATTTAAGTTCTTTAAATCAATTTACATCTTCACAATCTACACTAAATACTGCTTTTACAAATGGTATAACGGGTAGATTAACAACATCATCTTTTGATGATTATGTTGCATCGCAATCTACATCATCATTAGTTGATAGATTAAACGTAATTGAAAATGTAAGCGGAAGTTGGATTACTGAAAATGAAACGGCTTCATTTTTAAGAAATTTAAACGGAGCAATCAGTTCATCATCTCAATTAACATCATCATACGATATAAGATATACATTGAGTGGTAGTGTTCAACCATTACCTTCAAATTTATTAAGCTCATCTGCACAAATAACTGCATTTGGATTTATAAGTTCATCTGCATCAACGGATATATCTTCATTAAATTCATTTACCGCATCACAATCTATATTAAACACTGCATTTACAAATGGAATAAATGCAAGATTACAAACATCTTCATTTAATGAATTCTCCACATCAGTAGATAGTAGATTGGATACATTGGAATCATCTATCATAACAGGAAGTGCAAATTATACACAGGTATTAGGAAATAGAAGAACAGGTATCACAACAACCGGTGTATCAATCATAAGTGGAAGTATTACTACAACTGGTAATCCTATCCAAATTATGGTGACAGGAGATGCAAATCCAATAGTAGATGGATGGACTAGATTACAAATTTTTAGAGGTGAAACTGGAATAGGAAATATTATTCAAGTTGAAAATAGTTCAAATCAAAATGTTCCATATTGTTTAAATGTAATAGATACGCCATCAGCAGGAACTTACACATATAGTATGAGAACTGTTAGTGGGCATGCCGGAACTTTTGATTTTGGTGAAACAACGGGTCCTCTTTTAACGGCAGTAGAATTAAACACTAATACAAACTTACCATCTACAAACAATACATTTACCGGAACAAATAGATTTAATGGACAAGTAACATTAGGTGGTGTTGGTGGTGATGAAGGTGGTGAACTACGATTGGTAACGGCACAAACTAATACTACTCTAACTGGAAGCTATGTTACGGCTGACATTTACCAAAACAGATTAAGATTTTATGAAGGTGGTGGTGATTTCAGAGGTGTGTATATTGATTTAAGTAAAACCCCAGCCGGAAATGCAGGTGAATTATTATGGAAAACAAGTGGAATGGTAGGGGCAGGAACTTTTGTAACACTTGATAATCTAAAATGTGCAGTTACCACGAGTGATAATAGAGGGTTAAGTATAGGTGCAGTCACAACAACATTTGAAGCAGATGTAAGTGGATACTATACTAGGCCTGGTGCCGTAGGTGGTAGTACGGGAAATAACCAAACATACACAACAACCGCATCTAATTCTTTATTTAATTGGCACTTCCCTACTCATGGTGATATGGTACAAATTAATTTAAGAGATAAAACAAATAATAGATTTTATAGAATTACAATGATGATAGGTGCTAGCTATATCAGTAATTTTATTTCAATCGAAAGATTATTTTAATGATATTTATTGATAATGGCAAATTTAATTAGATTAAAACAAATAGAAAGTGGTTCGTACTTAAATACGGCGGCGACTATTGGGCAAGATTTTTCTCAATCGGTTATCGATATCATAACAACTGAAGTAACCGCTGTTTTACCAGATGGTGTTATATCATCATCTGTTCAAATTGATTTATTACAAACTACAAATTTTGTTGAATTTAGTTCTTCGATTTCGAATTCGTTTGGAGATGTTTATATGGAATTGGCATCCATAACAGGTTCTATTGAAACGGGATTAAGTGCAAGTGTTGCAACTTCGTTCTCACAAAGTAATGCAATCTTTAATCAATTTAGTTCTTCAATTCATAATGAACTAAGCCAAAGCAATACAATATTTACACAATTTAGTTCATCTATCAATAATCAAATTAGTGCAAGTTCGGCAAATACAATCGATATTTCAGCATCGGTAAATAGTAGATTGATTAATTTAGAATCATTCAGTTCCTCATTAGATAATACATACGCTACTGATACGGAAGTTTATGTATCACAATCGAATATTAATATCGATATGGGAGAATGGTAATATATAAAAATAAAATATCTTAAAGTAATTTTGAATTTATTGAATGGTTACATAAAAAATTAATATTTATAAAGGAATTTAAATCAGAAATAACAAAAACCCAATATGGCACAAATCATTAAACACAGACGTGGTAGTCTGGAATCCCTATCGGCTGTAACATCATCATTACAAAAAGGTGAATTAGTAATAGCATCGGGTTCATCCAATCTATCGGTAACAAACGGAGCATCGATTGTATTTGCAGTTCCAGAAAATGGACAAGTACAAGCGGTAAATAGAGTTTTAGTAGGAGATGCTGCACCTAACACATTTGCAGCGGGTACTTACAATGGAATGATGAAAGGTGTACCTTACTACGCAAGTGGTAGTTCTACCTTATATTTATTAGGCGAAGGTGCGAACGAAATACCAAACTTAGTAGGTAACATTCAACCATTTAGTGCATCGGTTGCAACATCGATTAACGCATTATCATCTTCAATTGGAAGTGGTACTATCGGTCAATCGGTAGCGGCATTAAATACATTCAGCGCATCTGCTAATAGTAGATTTACTGAAATCGGTGTAGTTAGTGGAAGTTTAATTGCTTCAGCATCAGCAGCAAAATCTACAAACGATGCACAAGATAGTAGATTAGATAACTTAGAATCTACATCGGCTAGTGTAAATATTTCAGTAGCGGCTTTAAACGCATACACATCATCTAATACATCAACAAACGCATTAAACGCTTTCACAGCATCAGCAAATACTAAATTTACTGAAATTGGAGTTGTTAGTGGTTCATTGATTAGTTCAGCATCAGCAGCAAAATCAACAAATGATACACAAGATGCTAGATTGGATAGTGTTGAAACATTTAGTGGTTCAGTAAAAACACAATTAACACAAATCGGTGTAGTTAGTGGAAGTTTAATTGCTTCAGCATCAGCAGCAAAATCTACAAACGATGCACAAGATGGTAGATTAACTAGCATCGAATCATTTAGTGGTTCTGCTAATTCTAAATTTACTGAAATTGGAGTTGTTAGTGGTTCATTAATTAGTTCAGCATCAAATGCAGCAACTTCAATTGCTAATTTACAAGCAGTTGGATTAACATACGCAACAACTGGTTCAAATATATTTCAAGGTAATCAAGTTATCACCGGTTCAATGTATATCACACAAGATTTGGTGGTATATGGTTCATCATCTTTATTTAATGTAACCGCATCGGCATTAGATATTGGAGAAAACACAATTGTATTAAATACAGCAACACCGGCAGTTAGATTTGGTGGTATTTCGGTAGCAGATAGTGGTAGTAACGAAGGAGCAAGTGGTTCATTATATTGGGATTCATTAAATAACCACTGGTTATACCAACACCCATCAGCAAGTGGTGAAGGATATAATTCAGCAATATTGATATCAGGTCCAAAAAATAGTGGTTCATTAGGAGATGAAGCTACATTGACGCCTGGTAAAATTATGGTTGCAACCGGCGAAGACCATATTGGTGATTCAATCATTACACAAGCAACTGATAATAGTAAAATTTCAGTAGCAGGTGGTATAATCGTAACGGGTTCAGTAAACGCAACTTCATTTGTAGGTTCAATTGCGGCAACAAATGGCGTAGTTAGTGGTTCATCTCAAATTACACTTTCCGATACAACCGGATATGGTGATTTTAGTGGTTCAGTTTCAGCATCGATTGCATCAGTAGTTGCAAATGTAGGAAGTGGTGTTGGAGTTTCGATTTCAAATTTAAATACATTTAGTGGTTCAGCACTTACTAGATTAGGTAATTTAGAAGCAACTGGCTCAGACCACGAAAGTAGAATTAATACAGCAGAAGGCGATATATCTACAATCAATGGTACATTAAGTGATATCGATACTGCACAAAATGCACAAGATGCTAGATTGAGTAGCTTAGAATCATTTAGTGGTTCAATAAAAACTCAAAATACCGCATTAGCAACTGTAACGGGTTCATTAATCTCTTCAGCATCGGCAGCTAAATCAACAAATGATACGCAAGATGGTAGATTGGATAGTATTGAAGCATTTAGTGGTTCAGCAAATTCTAAATTTACTGAAATCGGAGTTGTTAGTGGTTCATTAATCGCATCAGCATCGGCAGCAAAATCAACAAATGATTCGCAAGATGTTTCGATAACAAACTTAAACTCATTCAGTTCTTCAGTATTAACACAATTAACTCAAATTGGAGTTGTTAGTGGTTCATTAATCTCTTCAGCATCAGCAGCAAAATCGACAAACGATACGCAAGATGGTAGATTAGGTGAATTAGAATCTAAATCAGCAAGTGTTGATATTGCAATAGCAGCATTAAACTCTTATACTTCTTCTAATACTTCAACAACCGCATTAAACGCATTTACCGCTTCAGCGGCAACTAAGTTTACTCAAATTGGGGTTGTTAGTGGTTCATTAATCGCTTCGGCATCAAACGCTGAAAGTAGATTAACTACATTAGAAGGTACAGGTGATATACAAGGTTTAGGTACTGGAAATAACGTAACCTTCGCAAAAGTAACAACGACAGGTGATGTAGTAGTAGGTGGTGATTTAGTAGTACAAGGTAACACTGTAACATTAAATACCGCAACATTAGTAGTTGAAGATAAATTAATTACATTAGCAAGTGGTTCAACTTCATCGGCAACCGCAGATGGGGCAGGTATTGAAGTAGCAGGTGCAAATGCAAACTTTGTATATCAACACTCAACAACATCATTTACTTCATCAGTAGCATTAATCGCACCGGCGGTTACCGCTTCCATTAACTTAGGTACATCAGCAGGAAGTTCTAAGAGATTAGCATTTAGAAATACAAATGGTAATTTAGACTTAGTTCCAACAGCAAGTGTAGCAGGTGATTTATTACAATGGGATGGTAACGACTTTGTGATGAGTAATGTGATTGATGGCGGTTCATTCTAAAATATTAACTCCCCCCGTAATTGGGGGGAGATTTTTTAAACTTTTTTAATGAATCAAAAATCACAATAGCAATGGCTCAAAAAATATTACAAAAAAGGTCGATTATAGCAGGAAAAGTTCCTGACACCGGCTCATTGTTAGTTGGTGAATTAGGTATAAACGTTGCCGATGGTAAAGTTTATATACACAAATCAGGTTCAGTACAATCAATAGAAACATTAGTTACTACCAATTCGACCACAACAGGTTCCATCTATCTGACGGGAACAGGTTCGTTTGGAGAAGCAAGTGTTGATTTTGATGCAAATATTGGACAAGATTTATATGTTACACGAGATATCGTTGGTAATGGTGATATAGATATTGCAGGAGCAGTATCCGCATCAGTTGTTTCGGCATCATTATTTATTGGAGATGGTTCCGGAATCACCGGTGTAACCGCTTCAATGAGACCCGATGATTTTGATTTTAATTCAGAACCATTCGCAGGTACAATCGGATATATACAGGGTAGTGGTTCTCTTTACAAAGTAGCAACTACATCTGATGCAGTAGAATTCAGATATAATGATGAAGTTAGAGGTACATTTGATATAACTAACGGATTTAGTGGTTCTCTTTATGGAATCGGCGATGTATTAGCATTTAGTGGTTCGGTGGCAAATAGATTAGCAGCTTTAGAAGCAGGTTCAGATGCCGGAGAATTTTAAATTACAATAATAAAATATTTTTTATA